GACCTCTACATTGGGTTCCGCTCCGCCTTGTATTTGTAACTTTGTAGGGGCCAGCGAGAGCTGTGCCCCTGGATTCCTATGGGCCAACACTCCGAAGCTGAACTGAACACGAAATTCATTGAAGCAGCCAAACTCATGAACATCTATCTCAACCACTTCCCGAAGTTCGAGAAGTACGCACTGGCACAAGAAATACGCCAGGAGATGTATGGGGTTTATGGGCTAATCATTGAAGGCCAGAAGCGGTATCACAAGAAAACCACGCTCTCGAATCTAGATATCAGGCACGAGAAGTGGCGCATGTTTGTGAATCTGGCGCACACGATGGGCTACTTTGAATTTAAGGACGGGTCGGTTGAGGAGCATAGGCCGGACAGGCTGGCAGCAAAGCGCTATCTAGCTATCAGTCGTTTGATCGATGAACTTGGCCGCATGATTGGCGGCTGGATCACGTTCGAGCGGCAGCAAGAGCAGCAACGGGAGGCATCTTAATATGGCTCCGATCTCGGGCGGCAACTGGAACAACTCCTCCAATGCCGGTGTTTGGGCGCTCAATCTCAACAATTCGCGCACGAACTCGAACAACAACATTGGGTTCCGCTCCGACTCTGTTTCCCCTCGTACCGGGCAACCGGATGGTGGAACAAAGGGAGATGTTTTCCGGCACTTCGGTGCGAAATCGGTGTTTCGTGGTCTTTCTGGTAGACCGGCCACAAGCCGGGCCGAACGTCAGGCTTCGGTATGAAACGCCACGGCCATCTGTTTGAAAAGGCTTTCAGCCGGGAAAACCTCTACGAGGCGTACCTGGATGCAAGCCGCTGCAAACACAAGAAACGTGCCTGCTTTAACTTCGAGAGACGGCTTGCTCGTAATCTCGACATGCTTCACGAGGCGCTGCATTCTGGCACCTATAAGCCGCAGCCGTACTACATGTTTATGGTCTACGAACCGAAGGCGCGACAGATTTACGCGCCATCGTTCTGCGACCTAGTCGTACAGCACGCCATCTATCGGGTCGTTTACCCGATATTTAACCGGGGTTTCATCGACCAGTCGTTTGCGTGCCGGATAGGCAAGGGAACGCACAAGGCTGCCGATTATGCCCAGCAAGCGCTGCGCGCATCGCCGCGTGGGTCGTATTCGATCAAGTTGGATATCCGGAAGTTCTTTTACCGGATCAACCGGGATGTTTTGCGCACCCAGATCGAACGAAAAATCAAAGACCGGCGCATGGTCAACGTGATGATGCAGTTCGCTGAGTACGGGCAGCCGGTAGGAATTCCCATCGGCAACCTGCTGTCACAGACCTATGCGCTGATCTACCTCAACCCGCTGGATCATTTCATCAAGCGGGAACTCAAGGCGGTGAGGTATTGCCGCTACGTAGACGACTTCATTCTGTTCGGTATCAGCCATGAGGCGTGCCTTTATGCGCTGGACAGGATCAAGCGGTTTCTGGTCGGACTCGGCCTTGAACTGTCGAAATACACCATCGCTCCGGTTAAACGGGGCATCAACTTTGTCGGATATCGCACATGGGCAACCAGGCGCTTTATTCGAAAACACAGTCTGTACAAATTCAGCCGCGCCGCCAAGGCCGGAAAAATTGACAGCCTGACATCGATCCTTGGGCATGCGCGAAGAACGCACAGCCTGCGGTCCTTAATCACCACCCTCTGGAGCAAATACCATGAATGTTATCTACAGCTACCAAAAGTTTATCGACGCGCAGCGCACTGTTGAGATTCGCTTCCCCGAAGACGAAAACCATCAGCGCATCGGCGAAGAGATTGCCACGATCAACGGCACGACCTATGTCTGCATTCCGTCAGACGCAATCCTGCCGACCCAGCCTGTCGAGATCAATGTTGTTGCTGTTGACGTAACGCCGGAACTCAAAAATGAGTTACGCGCCGCCAGCCCGAAAGTTCGCTGGATCAACGACCAAGTTCGCCAAAAGATCGAATCCGTCTACAGCGTATCCGACGAAATCAAGCTGATCCGCACGGCACCATCTGCCGAATTCGAGGCTTACAACGAGTTCGCTGAGAATTGCCGCGCCTGGGGTCGAGCTGAGAAGGCAAAGATCGGGCTGTAATCGCCGCCTCTGAAACCCCGCTTCGGCGGGTTTTTTATTACGCGCTACGGCGCGTTTATTTTTTGTGGTCTAGGGGTAGGTATGCCTGAGAACGAAAAAACAAGCGACAGCGTGGCGGCGCAACTGGCTAGGATGGAAATCCAGATGACAAGCCTCGCAGAAAAAGTCGAAGACATCAAAGTCAATGTCACTCAAATCGCAAAGCTCGACAAAACCATTGCCGAAGTTGTGATTCACAACGGCCACGCCAGAGAGAACATTGATCAACTCTGGAAGCAGGTTGCCGAAAACCGCACAAAGTACGAGTTAGCCATCGCACGCATCAATACCGTTGAGGCAAACATCAACGAAGCCATCAACAAAGCAAAAGGCGCTGGGTGGGCTTTAGGAATCGTATTTGGCGCAGTTCAAGTTCTCGTTATCTCGTCGATGGCATGGGTTTTTACCAACGTCCAAGAAGCACTGGTTATCAACCGGCTGCAACAGGAGTCTATCGCCCGTGTCGAAGCGCAAGTTAAAGACATCACCCAACCAAGGAACCAGAAATGAATCCGCAAACCAAGGGTCGCATCCTGACCCGCATCGCACCAGTGACCTCCGAAGCCCGTGTTGAGTTTCTGGCACGCCTGATCTCTGCATCGGCAGCGTTACATATCCACCACCTGAAAACGCCGTCATTCAGCCGTCACGATGCGCTTAACGGCCTTTATTCGGAGCTGCCCGGTCTGGTCGATACGCTAGCCGAGGAGTGCATTGGCGAATACGGCCCGATTGTCGACTACCCAGCGGTCACGGTGGCTGTTGCGCCAGAGAGCGACCCCCTCGGTTTTGTGACGGAACTGTTTGATTACGTCAAAGCCAACAGGTATCAGGTCAGCGATGAAAGCTACATCCAAAACAGCATCGACGCAATCTGCAGCCTGTTGTCGCGCAACAAGTACAAAATCCGGGACCTGAAATGACATTTCAACTATCGCAGAAGTCAAAAGACCGCCTAACCGGAGTCCACCCCGATTTAGTTTCTGTCGTGAACCGGGCCTTGGAATTGAGCGAAGTAGATTTCGCCGTTTTGGAAGGCGTTCGTTCGCTGGCCAAGCAAGAGCAGCTGCTGGCCGCCAAAGCAACAACCACGCTGAAAAGCCGTCACCTGACAGGGCACGCTGTAGATCTGGGGGCTGTCGTTGCCGGAACCGTCCGGTGGGATTGGCCGCTGTATCACAAGATTGCCGATGCCATGAAGGATGCCGCCGAGCAACTCGGTATTCCGCTGGAGTGGGGTGGTGATTGGAAGAAGTTCAAAGACGGGCCGCACTTTCAATTGCCATGGAAGGACTACCCGGCATGACTACCTTAATGATGAGCATTTTTTTATGCCTCCAGATCATCGACAGCCTGCAGACGGCTTGGATTATCAAAAACGGTGGCATCGTCGAGAGTCAGACGCTACTCAAAATGTATTACCGGCTTGGTGTAGGCCTAACGCTGGCCTTGGTCAAAGGATCTCTGATTATCGCCGTTCTGCTGGCATGGAATGATCCGCTGACTTTTGTTTTATGCCTGCTCTATGCCATGAAGCTGGGCCACAACATCTACTCAATGTCAGGAAAACTGCTATGAACTTCGATTGGAAATCGCTCGTTAAGGCTGTAGCGCCCACTATTGCCACTGCGCTCGGCGGCCCCTTTGCTGGGCTAGGTGTACGTGCGCTATCTGAAGCACTGCTAGGAACGCCCGATGGCTCAGAGGATGACATCGCCGCCGCGCTGGCCACGGCATCCCCGGATCAGATTCTGGCTATCAAACAGGCCGACCAGGAGTTCGCCATCCGAATGAAAGAGATGGACATCGATCTGGAAAAGGCTTTGATTGCCGACACCTCAGACGCACGGCACGTATTCGCTGAAAACAAAGGCGTATTTAACTTAGGCATCGTTATCCTTGGCACATTCGCCCTGGTTATGTTTGGCGTCCTTTGGGGCAGCTTTCAGATCATGACCGGCGGCATCACCATTAAAGACGTTGCCATCGTGGCAACCGTGGCTGGCCTAGTCGGTACCGTAGTCGGTTATGTAGCCGCAAACGCTCAACAGGTCGTCAGCTACTTCTTCGGCTCTAGCCGTGGCAGCGCCGACAAGACCGCCGCCATGTCCGCAGCTGTCAGTCGCCTGGTTACAAAATGAGCGATATTTACGACCAGGCCAGCGACCGTGAGCAGCTAGATAGGGATCTGGCCATAAAGTCTGCCAGGGAGGCTACACCAGAGGCACCGGTTACCGGCCATTGCCTTTGGTGTAATGCCGAACTCAAGGGAGGCCGCCGCTGGTGTGATTCCGAGTGCCGAGAGGATTGGGACTTGGTTCAGGAAGCAGGGCGTCGGCACAGAGGCCGAAAATAGTGTCTAAAACTCCGAAACACGCCCAATAAACACGCGGGCTCCAGAGCAAACGCAATACCTCATTTTGTTAGACAGTGGATTGTCGATTTATTAATTAAATCATGTAGTTAATTCGTGTTTTAGAGTGTGCTGATGCCAAAAATGCGACACCTTATATCATGCGGGTTTGCGGCCATTTTTGCGTCTTTTCAATTAGACTGTCTAATACGAACTGGTTCTGCTACCGGAGTTTCTTTGCTTCTTAGGTAGCGATTATGGCTAGATTCCGATCGGTGACCCAGCAGTTTTTTGCTATCCTGACCCTGCTTCTCGGCATCCGTAGCAGCCTTGGCTCGTATGTCATGGATGTGTGCATCTTCTACTTTTGCAGCAGTCCTCGCTCTGTCCCATAAGGTTCTGATTGTTGAATAGGTAAAAGGTGTTCCACGCCGCGTATGCAGTAGCGTCATGCCACGTAGACACTTGTGCAGTGCCTTAGCATCTGCAACAACCTGCCGAAGCTCTGGTGACCAACCAATAACCATTCTGTGCTTGGTTTTTGATTGCAACACGTAAATACCTTCCTCGCTAATGTCGCTGTGCTTAATCGCAAGCACATCGCTAATACGCTGACCGGTCTGGTAACACAGATCCATAATGATCTTGAGGGTAGGGGTGGCCTTACCTTTAATCGCAACAAATTCGGCGTCGGTAATGTACCTGTCCCGTTTATTTGCGGGGTAAGGCTTAACGTCAGTCACCACGTTGCGCTCGATGATGTTGAGCATAAATGCTCTATCCATAGCGCAGAGCAAAACATTTCGATACAGGTTGGCTGAGGCTGGTTTCTTTCTGTAGTGGTGCATCATCGCCAGAACATCTCTTGCCGTAACATGATGCGGTTCAAACTCAGCAAATATCTTAGACAAAACTTTGACCGCGTGGCGATAGCTTTTTTTAGTGGATTCTGCCACTTCAATCTCATCAAACCATTCAGCCAAAAGACCGGCCATGCCATCTTTTGGCGCAACAAGTCGCTTAGCGTATTCTGCTAGCGCCGCTTTTTTGTCTTTGCCCAAGTTGTGCCATTTTCCGTTTTTGACGAAAAAGTAAGCTCCATGCTTAAGATAAACACAAGCGGGGAGGTCTCTGTTTTGTTTTCGTGGCCTGTTCATTACCGGGTAACTCCGAGCGGAATACAACAATACTCTTATCTGAACGCAATCGGTAAGCGATACCCATGGCATCTAGTTCTTTAGCCTGAGACGACCGTCTTATACGACCAGTAATAGCGACCAGCTCTGTCGCTGTCAGAATAGGACATTCGCTCATGTCAGCCTCCAAAGCTACCTGCGTATCGATGCCGCATTTTGGACTTGTCGGTTTCTACTAATTCAGTAGAGTTTTGACAGAGATTAGTAGACTTGTCATGTATAGATTTCGCCGTTTTTTCGACATCTTTAGGCGACGTGTATACAGAATCGACATGTGCATTGATGAACCCGCAGTATGGGCACGTAATTGCCGCGCCAAGCGACCTATTGCAATGAGCGCATGAAGCATCGCCCCATTTTCCTCCGGTCAGCATCATTTCAGCCCCCCAATAGCTGCGGCGCAGTTCTTTGCTGCCCACGCTTCATTGTCCATACGCATGCCGGTTAGCTGATGGTTTTCAAAGTCGCACACCTTCGCTGCTTCCTCTTTCATATCTTTGCGGCCT